CTCTCCTAAATCTAATATTTTTTCTATAATTTCAAGTCTTTCTTCTACTGAAGATTTTTTCTTTTTAAGCTCCTTGTAATTTTCTTCAAGTTTTTTCCTTTGTTTATATTCTTTCACCTGTTCTTTTTTTGATTTTTTAAACATACTCATGTTATTTTCCTCCTATATACATATGTCCTACTACCCTAATATAGGCTTTGTCTTTTGATTTTAGTTCTATATTAGAAGCATTATAATTTATTATTGTTTTACTATTAGGTTTTAACCTAAATTTTTTATCATTGAGTTTAACTTCTGATTCTGTTTTGCTATGATTTTCTATTTCCCATTTGTGAAACCTATAAAACATATCTATAAATCGTTCTCCACCGTTAGGGAAATTCCCAACGGCTTGAACTTTTTGTTTTTTAAAATAATGGGTTTTACCATTTACAATTACTTTCATTATGATACAACTCCCAAAATGGATTTGATGCACTTATCAGTTGCTCCTGCTTCAACTTGGAAGGTGAATCTAAGTGTTGCATTTGAATACTGAGTGGATTGCGATATTTCAGCTCTAACCTCTTCTAGTATGTTGGAAACTTCTACCGATGAGAAGCTTAGTGTTTGTTTTATTTCATCATTACCACCTAAATATAGCGCTACTTCGGAAACTGTTAAGTCTTTGGAAAACGTAATCCATGTAGCCAACTCATCAAAACTTTCTATAGTATTGGCAATATCAAATCTTAAATCAAATTCTACTAGGTCTGTAGAGTTTATCTGCTCAACAGTTGCTTGGTTAAGGGTAGTATCTACATTTACAATACTTCTGTATACCATAGGATTAGAATAAGAGTTTATTAATGTACCATCCACAACTATATTATCTGGGTTATCGTTGGTAATTAGTATAGTTCCTTCTCTGCTCGTTATTCCCGCAGTACCTCTCGAATCAGTATAAACTGTAGTAAGTCCACCTACATAAGATGATCCACCACCTCCACCATTATTAGTGCTTCCTCCTCTACCACCACCATAGTAGCCACATCCTCCAGCTCCAGCCTGATAAGCTGCATTCGCTCCAGACAAGTAAGCACCATTTAAGTATCCTCCAGAAGTTTGTGTTCCTCCTTTCCCAGAATCTGGACCAGAGCCGTTGCCCCCTGTTGGGCTTCCTCCAGAACCTCCATTTTGAAAACTACCAGAACCTCCTCCTCCTCCTGAGCAAGCTATTAGTACATCATTCACAAACAACGCAAAGATATCTCCTCCATAACCAGCATTCGTGCTTCCGTTTCCACCAAAATATCTTTTTGTTTTAACTACGTCTCCTGATTGTAATGCAATCGTACCTACGACTGTTCCACCATAAAGTCCACTTCCTCCATCTATACTTTGTCCTTTTCCTCCCTTTATAGTTACGTTAAGTGTCATGTTAGAAGCAATCGTAAATTCTGTCTCTGTGTCTATTTTAACAGGTATTGTACCTTTAAAAATTTCTCTGTTAATTCCATCATCAATAGTGAGTTCTACCTTTCTACCATAACCAGCATTTCCCAGAGAAAGTAGGGAACTTGGACTTAGTAGAGAAGTCCCTGATAAGACTGTACCAGATATAACTTCCCTACCATTAGAAAGTGTCCCTATACTATTCTCAGGCTCGCTACTATAAAATAAATCATAAAACATCCCGCTATAAGGTTGTGAAATATGGTCATTTATATCGTGTATTGCCATATCATAGGCTTGTAGCTTATTTAATTTTTCAACTTTTGGAACAGAATAAGCTATCCCATCTTCTATCTTATTCATATTAGCTGCACTTAATGGTGTAACACCATCTTGCCAATTAGTTTTTTCATAAGCCAATTAAACCACCTCCACTGTCCAATATATTAGTAAGCTTTGAGTATTTGTTTTTTGTATATCAACTGTTTGTTCTGCCATCTCTGTTCCATCTCCTATTGTAGTTGTTGCACTATTTCCAAATAGACTCATTTTAATTATGTCAGTATTTGCTTCTGTTTCGTTGAAGTAGAAAGTAAATTTTTTCTTAGTGCTACTTATTTCTTCTACTGATTGAGGTTCTTTTCTTACATATTCTCCAGAAGCATCTTGCACACTTATTACATCTATATTATTTATACTTTGAGCAATTACTGCATTTAAAATTAAAGTATTCGCTGCACTTGTAACACTCAAATAATCACATCCTCTCCACAAATAGTTGTAGTATTACATATTAAATACTGATGTAGATTATAAGTTATTTCATCTGTCATAGTTGGTTTTAAGAAACTATCTTTAAAAGTTAAAAGCTTTAAAACTATTTCATTCTCTCTTATAGTTAACTTCTCTTGTTTTTTAACTAACCTTTTAAAGAAGTTTTCCCACCCACCAATATTATTTCCATCTAAACATTTAATACTATAAAGCATCAATGATCCATCAGCTCTTGATGTAACTTTTTCTATTAAGAAGCTCCCACTTATATTTTGTTTAGTATGTTCTATATTTATAAGCTGACCTGCTTTTAATCCATCTTCAGTAGTATTAAAATTTACTACCTTAGGTATGAATCCATATTTTTCTAACAATCCATCTGTGTATTGAAGTGCTGCATCCTGGTTATCAAGGTTCTTTTCTTCAGTTACATTTTCATATATACCTGATCCACCTTCTATGGATTTTCTTGATTCTATTTCACTAGCATTATCTGCTACAACAATAACTGGATAGTAACCTTTAAATTCTATAGTCAGTACATCAGTATCTGTTAATTTAGTACCTGTGCTGTCTTGAGAAATTGACTTATCATTCTTTTGCCAATAAAAATCTTTTCCAGTTTCTACTCCTCTTATACCTACAGTTTTAAAGGTACTGTTTACAGATATTGTAGGTACTTCTGCTATAGGTAAATCTACTGCCCAAGTTTGAGTTTCTCTATCACCTTTGAAAGTTCTAGTTTGAGTTGTGCTTAATGCAGTTCCACCTCTTGTGTATTGTCTATTTCTATACTGACTAGAATCTTCTTCACTTTTTAAGTCTTTATAATTATTTGAAGAATATGTAATGTTAAATGGAGCTATGTAAGTAGATTTATCAAAGAAGTTTAATTTTTTATCCTTATCAATTTCCCAGTAGTAGCCAATAAGATCAGCTATATAGTTTAGAGAAGTGTTTCCATCTTCATAGTTGAAAACTGCCTTTGATATTGTTGGTCCATCTTGAATTGTTCCTTCTATTATTCCTTCTTCTGAAAAGTATTTATTTATAAAATCTTTTACTATGTCCCCGGCTAAAGTGTTTTCATATGCTTCAGCTATAAGTCTTTTATCTAACATCGACGAATAGTCGACACTTGTAATGTTTACTGTTTTATCAAAATATCCTTCTACTTTAGCTTTAAAAACTTTCCCTGCAAAGATAGTATTACCATCTTGAGTTATTAATACATCCATTCCTTTTGTTACTTCAAAACTAGGTTCGTATATACTAAAAGAACAATTAGTCCTTTCGTTTAATTTATCAGTTATAGTAAGTGAGTTTTTTGTTGCTATTACTTCATTACCTGCTATTTTATAAACTCTCATTTAACTCACTCCTGCTACTGCTAATCTTTCAATTATTTTATCCATCATTCTGTCTACTCCGTAATCATCCATGATGTTAGCACCATTTACATTAATAGTTACTCCACCTAGTTTATTATTCGGTGTTACACTGCTTCCTCTAGGTAGGTTGACAAGCTCCGGTCCTTGTTCCCCAACTATTGCCATTCCCCCTGGATGATAAGTTGTTCCATTTGCATATCTAGGTACATCTCCTGAAGGAGTCATCTTGTCATTTTCATTTTTCCAAAATGTTACTTTATCTTTAAGCCATTCAACTTTATCAGATACCCAGTTATATATGCCTTTCCATATGTTTTTCATACCTTCCCAGAGTCCTTCAAATATATGCTTACCTGCATCTTTTAAGCCATTAAATCCAAGCTTTATTGCATCAATCAAAAAACCAAGTAATTGAGGTACTATGTCAACCATAGCCATAAAAATGTTTTTAAATATATCTTTTATGCTGTTCCAAAACTCGTTCCAGTCTCCTTTAAAGAGAGCTGTAGCTACATCAACAATTTCTTTTATAGTATTCATTGCTGTTCTTACTACTGTTTCTATTATTTCAAATACAGTTTTAACAATTCTTTTTATATCTTCTCCATATTTTTCCCAGAAGTCTTTAACAGTTATTAGGACAATCTTAATAAACTCAACAAGTCCACCAAGGATTTCTTTAGCTTTAATCCACATATCTTGAAGTAGTTGTTTGTAGTGGCTTATTGTTTCTTGATTTTCGTTAACCCAGGTAACAACAGTTTCTCTTACTTCATTAACTATTTCTATAAATCTACCAAGGTAATCTTTACCTCTTTCCCACATGCTACGTATATATGGAGAAACATAACTAATAGCTTCACTAAAATATCCTACATACATACCCATCACACTAAATACACTTTGTACTACTCCTTGTATTTGTGGCATGTGTCCCATTATCCATTCTGACATGGTCATCATTATTGGTATAAATTTAGTTCCAACTTGTGTAAATACTGCCCCAAAAGATCTCTTTAATTGATCTATAGTGTCTGTAAAATTAACTCCAGCATCTATCGCTTCACCTGATAATACCAACCCTAATTCTTCAGCTTTTTGTTTTAATTTTTCAGTATTTTCAGCAGAGCCATTTAATAGTGGAAGTAAGTCTTGTCCTGACCTAGATAATAGATCCTGTGCTAGTGCTGCTTTTTCAACTCCATCTTTCATTTCTTGCAAAGCAGTTATTGATTCATTAAATATCTGTTCCTGGCTTTTAAGATTTCCTGCTGAATCTTTGACTGAAATACCAAGCTTGTTAAAAGCTTCAGCTCCTTTTCCTGTGCCTTCAGCAGCATCACCCATTCTTTGAGATAGAGTCTTCATACCAGTTTGTAATGAATCTATTGACACTCCAGATTGAGAAAGCACAAACTCCCACTCTTGAAAACCTTGCCTTGATAATCCAAGTCTTTGTGAAAGCTTGTCTATTCTGTCAGTAGCTTCAGATGCTTTACTTGCAAGGCCATATATAGCACTACCGGCAGCAACTGCACCTGCTCCAAGTGCCGCTCCAAATTTTGCAGCTGTTTTAATCCCCTTACCTAAAGTTTTTCCTAGTTTTTGAGCAAGGTTGTCCGATTTACTTATGCTTTTATTTGCTTCTTTATTATCAACTAATATTCTTCCGAACAATTTGAAAATTTCTATTTTAATCACCTACCTTGTATTTTGGTGATAGTATAACTGCAACATCCGATAATATTTCTTCTTCTGTTTTATTGTCGCTTATATGTTTATTGATTAATTTGTTTTTAAAATCATCAAAGGATTCTGAATGTTGATATCCTGCGACCCACCTTTGAAACAACTTATCTTCCTGTTCTTTTTCTATCCCATACTCTATTAATTTTATTCCTTCCATAGCTGGAAGATTTAATACATAATCTATATTACTATACCTTTTAAGAAGCAGGTCCCTTACTTCTTCGCTAGTAAACGACCTGCTGATTTGAAAAAAACTAACAAATTACTCTCTTCACTTAACTCAGTTAGCATTTCTATTGTTTTACTTAAATCTTGTTTTTCAATATCTGTTGGTTTCATTTCAAATGGACCACTCAAAAAATCATAAAGAGCAGTTTCACCTTTCTTTTCAGTAAATGCTTCTAATACTGTAAAGGCTATTTCTACTCCTGCCTCTTCCTGTGAAATATTCTTATTGTCTTGAACTTCTTTTGCTATTTCAGTCATTTTATCTTTTATTCCTGCTTTTTTTATAGCTCTTATTGCTGCAAATACATCTCCCGTAATTAATTTTCTCATCCTATACCTCCTTATGCTAATTTAGGATAGTAGATTTTAAAAGGTTTAGTGGTTGCATCTATAAAATGAGCTTTAAAATTAAGTGCAGCTACACCTTCATTTTCATCCTGCATAGTTAAACCGAATCCATCCTGATTAAAGGTGTTGAAAACTTGAATTATAACTGGTTTTTCAGAACCAGCTAACCTTCCTACCCAAGTAATATTATCTATATAGTCTGCTACTTCTATTTCTGTCTTACCTTCAATTATGTCATAGTCGATTTCAGTTGTAGTATCATCCGTTACAGCTAAAAGTGCCATTTTAATTACTTCTTTGCTAAGTTCAAGTACATTAGCTTTGAGATTTACATCCCACCTAGTAAGCCTTTCTAAGCCTTTTACTGCTCCTGGAACTCCATCTACTTCTACTTCTTTTATTTGTGGTAGAGCTGTAAACTCTCCACCACCTCTAGTAGCTCCTATTAGTTTTCCTGCTGTTACTGCTGTTTCAAATGTATCTGTGCTAACATCATAATCTTTGAAAAAAGCACCAGAATCTAAAATTAAATTTTCCGCTGTACTTGATGTTACTCCTGTATATTTAGGCATGTTTTACCTCCTATCTAAATATTTAACATTAAATATCAATCTTCTTCTTTTAATTCTTTTATCTTTTTCTTCTACTGATCCTCTGCTACTCCTATATGTTGAGAACTGTATGTTATCATCTAAGTATCTGTATTTGTGTAACTGCTCCCATATTAAATCATTTAGTATATCTATAGCTGACGTGCTTCCATTTAATGGCATGTCCCATATGTCTATATCCATACTGAATATTTCCTGTTCTTCATTGAGATAAGAGTTAGGAAAGTTAAATACTATATATGGTAAGGGACTATCATCAGGAGCTTCTTCATGATGTACTCTTGACTTACTTACTCCGTCTACTGTCATATTAGGATGAATCACTGTTAATTTTGCTTTTATTTGTTTTTTTAACTCTTGCATTAGTCTTCACCCTCCGGAGATTCATAATCCTTTTCTTTTATAAGTCCTCTTGCTCTATTATCATCTTCTATAGCTGATAGATATTTACCTTGTATCTTTCTTATTTCATCTATATTTGGATATACTGCATTTCTTAATGTATTTCTAGCCGGTTGATTTTTATCTCCAAGTTCCTGATTTTTACCGTACCAGGTATTATGCTTATATCCTATTATCAGATCTGTTTCCCATTTCCTAACCCAGTATTGGGTGGAGCTGTATACTCTCTTAGATCTTCTCATACCAGGAAGTTTCTTTAGCTCTGTTACCATTTTTTTACGTATGAACTTAGCAGTATCATATAAAGCTCTTCTTGTTAACTCCTCTATAGTATATTTAGTTCTATCAACATTAGAAACATATTCAACACCATCTTTTTTAATTTTTACTACGGACTTAGGCATTGGCATTTTTATTCACAGTCCTTTCACATATTAATGCTAAAGTTTCAAATTCACTATTATTTCTAGCTTTAATTGGATAAATATCTATAATTCTATATAGGGTTTCATTGTAATCTATATATACTTCATCTTGGTATTCGTATTTATTAATAGCAAAAGTTTTAGATGGTTTTAATCCATTCGCCATAGCTTGATAATGAGCTTTACTTCTATATTCTATCTTAGAAGCAAGGATAGCTCTTTTTACTGGAATTTCAATGCTATCTCCAAATTCATTTGTATTTTTAGTATATTTTACTAGTTTAATCTCTTCATCAAAAGTCATTTTATCACCACTATTCTGTAATTATTGATTGAGCATATACAATTAAATTATGCATCCTAAATTGAAGATGTCTAGGCATGCTACCTTCACTGTCTCTATTTGTGTACCGCCAGGTAGAGTAATCAACAACAAACATTAAATGGTTTGCATCAGTTGAATCAAGGGTAACTCCTTTTTCTTTTTCAAGTTCAGCTATTACCCCTTCTACTATTTTACTTAAGTATGCATCTCTAACATCACTGCTTATACCCAGTCTTGCTTTAACAAGTTCTAGGACAGTAGTTACATCCATCTAGCTCAACTCCTCTACCATTTCCTTTTTAGTCATTTTCATATCAAGATCTATGCCTTTGTTTTCTGCAAACTTTACTATTTCTTTTTTAGTCATGTTATCAAATTTTATAGTTTCTTCTTCTGTAGCTTCAACTAAATTAGTTTTTTCTTCTTTAATTTCAACTAAATTAGAAGAGATAGAGTTTATTTCCTCATATCTCTCCTTAGAAATTTCAATTACATCATCTTTATTATGAATGCATTTCAGTTTATTATCTCTAAATTTCTGCAATACTTTCACTTTCATTATTTATCACCTACGCATTCGCACTATCAGTAGCAAAGGTTACTGCATCAGCTGTAGGAGCTACTTCTAAATCTTCCTGGCTTATATTTATAGCTGTAAATGCTTCACCAAATACTGGTCTACCATCATATCTAGCAGTTCCTTTGAATACTGTGTTATCATCTATGAACTGAACTTCTTTAGATTGTGCTAATGCTGCTCCTGCTCTTTCAGCTAATAGATAAAGTGATCCGTATCCACCTATTACTACATCATCTGGGATAAAGTCAAGTATTTCAACTGCTCCACCTATAACAGGCATTGTTTTGTTTTGTCCTGATACTATAGCTCCTGCTGCATTAATAGTTAATGCCTTAGCCTGAAGGGTTGCATATGTATTTGAACTCATTGCCCAAAACTTTTCACCATTAGTATAATTAGCCTGTACTATTCCAAGTTTACTAATTAGGTCTTTAAAGAACTCTTCATCCGTCGCAGCTGTTGCATCAATCAACTGAAGGTTGGATGTATGTAAATCTGTCCAATCTATTTCATTAGATCCCCAGTAAGAAGGCTCTGCTGTTTCTGCTAATCTAGTCATTATACCTACTGGCATTTTAGTTCCTGTTCCATATAGGATTGCTTTATCTACTGCATATCCTATAGACTGTCCTAAAGCATCCATGATTTCACTAACTAGATTTTCATCAGAATCTTCTAATAGTGAATTTGCAACTGCAACATAACCTCCTACTTTATAACCATCTACTTCTATTTGACTAAAAGTAATAGCTAGAGAGTTAAGACTTCCTACTGCTTCAGTCCATACAGCTTCAGGTATAGAACCTAAGATATTTTGTCTAGCTTTACCTGCTACAGGTTTTAAATTAATGTGTTTTACTAACTTAGAGTACCTGTGAAGATTGTCTCTAAGCATTTCAAGCAATACATTAGGTATTGTTAAATCTCCACCAGTTACATCTCTCTTTTGCTGAATAGCTTCTCTAGTTCTAGTGATAAACTGTTTTACATCTTCTCTTTCCATCAAGTTAGTTATTTCTTCTTTGTTTCTTCCCTGGAAAAACTTTAATCTATCCATTCTCACTTCATCTCCTTTTTCTATTTCTCTTTTTTTAGGTTCTTCTTCAACTTTATTTACAGGTTCTTTAGAATTAAGTTCGTCAAGCTGTCCTTCTAAATCTTCTATTTCTCCTTGAAGTTTACTTTTCTTTTCTTGAAGCTCTACTTTTTTAGCTTCAAGTTCTTCAACTTCTTCCTCAACAACTTTAACTTCTTCATCTGTTTCTATCTCTTCAATAGACTCTGCAAGTTCTGCCTCTCTAGTTTCTAGTCCTTTTTCTTCTTCTCTCAAGGATTCTAAAAGAGTATTTTTCTCTTTAAGCTTCCTTTGAATCATTAATTGCTTTAGCATTCTTTAACCTCTCTTTCAATTCTTTTATTTAGGCGTTTGCAAAACGCCACAACCCGCATAAATACGGGATATTTTTTGCTTAAAATAATATAACTCCTCACCGATTTATGGTAAAATTGAGTTATCTAGAAACAATCTCAACCAAAATCGAAAGGAGTTATATTTCTATGATACCACAAAAACAACTTTCTTTGGCAGAAATTTTTTCTGATTGCAAAGATTTAGTTGAAAATGATAAGTACTATTTTTTATCCTTGCTTGAAAATACCATTAATCTTAATGAGTTTATTCCTATTTCTTTTTCTAATAAATTTTACTCTTGTACCGGTAGACCTCGTAAATATTCTCTTCATTCTATGCTTTGGGCTTTGATTTTACAGAGAATTTTTTCTATCCCCAAAGATACTCTTTTAATTACTTTCCTTAAGTATTCTAAAGAGTTAAGAGATTTTTGCGGCTTTACTAAGGTTCCTGATCCTTCTAAGTTTACTAGGTTTAAGCAGGATTTCTTACCGGATTTACGATATATGTTTGATAATCTTGTTGATGTTACTGAGCCTATTTGCCAAAGTATCGACGCTTCTAAAGCTTCTATGACTATCTTCGATACTTCAGGTGTTGAGGCTTATGTTACTGAAAACAATCCTAAGTTTGCTAATCGTATTATCAACCAGCTTAAATCATATAAAAAATCAATGAAACTTGATGATTCTTATGACCCTTACAAGGCTGCATACGGCTCAATGCCTTCACATGCTTCTTCTAATCCTCAAATTAAGCAACTCTATATCAACGGTCATTTTTGTTATGTGTATAAGTTTGGCATCATTACCAACGGTCTTGGCATTGTTAGAGATATTTCTTTTTTAAATAAAGATTTTCCCAAAAACCATCCTAATATTATTGTTGATAAAAAAACTGATTCTCCAGGTGAAGATAAATCTCTTCATGATGCTAAGGCTTTAATTCCTGTTTTAGAGGATTATTTTTCAAAACATCCTTCTTTTAAACCTGATGTTTTTATTGGTGATGCTGCTTTTGACAGTGGTATAATCTATAAGTCTTTGTTAAAAGATATTGGATTTTCTAAAGCTTTTATTCCTCTTAACTCTCGCTCTAAGTTGAAAAACGAGGATTGTTCTATTAATGTAGATGGTATTCCTTGTTGTCCTCGTGACCCCAATCTTCTTATGAAGCCTGAAGGTAGTTGCAAAAGCAAAAACGGCTTAGTTCGCTACAAGTTTACTTGCCCTAAGGTGAAATTTGTAAAGCAGGAAACTGGTAAATACAAACGTCAGTGCTACTGTGAAAATCCCTGTACTACTTCTTCTTGTGGTAGAATGTTTTATGTCTATCCCGAAAAAGATTTACGGGCTTATCCTGGTACTATTCGTGGTACTGATGAATGGATAAAAAACTATAAAGTACGTTCTGTAGCAGAAAAATCTATTAACCATTTTAAAGAAAGTTTCTGCATTGCTGGGCGTAAAACTCAAAACGAGAAAACCATTCATGCAGATCTGCTTCTTGGTGGTATCACTCAACTTATTACCGTTTTAGTAGCCAATAAAATTCATAAACACAAATACCTTAGAAGTCTAAAACCATTAACAGCATAGACAGTTTTATCCACATATCCTAACCTATGGCTTTATTTGTGTACTCTTTTTTTGATTTCATAGATTGTTTTCATTGATATATTCTAAATTTTATTTCCTCTCCGCCAAATTTTCCTTATTTTA